CCTTATAGTAATGAGGGCGGTTATGTTGATTGTGATAAAATAAGATTTAGATTAGGTTATCCAGAAAAGATAGGTGGTTGGGTTAAACAAAGCCCTAATACTTATCTTGGTAGTGCAAGAAGGCTTTTTAATTGGGTTGCGTTAGATGGATCTGATTTATTAGGCATAGGAACGCACTTAAAGTATTATATTGAAGAGGGTCAAACATTTAACGATATAACTCCTATCAGAAATACTACAGCACTAGGCGATATAACCTTTTCGGCAACAAATGGATCAACAGCAATAACTGTAATAGATCCTGCACATGGTGCAAATGAGAGTGATTTTGTAACTTTTTCTGGTGCTTCTACTCTGGGTGGCACAATAACGGCAGCAATATTAAATTCAGAACATCAAATAACATCAATAATAAGTTCTAATTCTTATACAATTACATCTTCTATTGCAGCAAATAGCTCTGATGTAGGTAATGGTACTTTTACAGATGCAACTTGTGATTACAACAATGATCCAACTATAACAATGGATTCTACTGCTTCTCTTATTGCAGGTGGTACAGTAAGTGGAACTGGAATACCAGCAGGAGCAACAATTGACTCAATAACAGATGGAACAACTTTTGAACTTAGTGCCTCTACTACTGGCGGATCAGTAACAAATGGAACTTTAACTTTTAATACTTCAAAAGCAGTTTATCAAATAAATACAGGACTAGATGTAACAGTTGGTGGAACTGGATGGGGTGCTGGACAATGGAGTGGCACAACATCTGGTGCTTTAGCAACACAACTTAATGAAGCCTTAGATGCTAGTGAAACTGATGTTGATGTCGATGATGAAACTAACATGAATACAGCGAATGATGTAATTCTAGTAGATAACGAACTTATGCTTGTGTCAGCAACATCTGATGATAACACGATGACTGTAACTCGTGGACATAGTGGTACAACCGCAGCAACTCATGCAGATAATACTCTTGTAAGATTAGCAGTTGGTAATGCAGACTCTGCTAATGATTTTGTTGGCTGGGGTAATGCAGCATCGGTTACAGTATCAGGAGCGCAGATACGATTGTGGTCGCATGATAATTTTGGTGAGGATTTAATATTAAACGCAAGAGATGGCGGTATATTTTATTGGGACAAAACTAATGGATTTAGTAATCCTGCAGTAGAGTTATCTACTAGGGCAGGAACAAAAACAAGTGTGCCTACAGTAGCAAAACAAATATTAGTATCAGATCAAGATAGACATCTTATAGCTTTTGGATGTGACGGTTTGGGTGCAAGCGCTTCAGCTACACAAGGTGACGGAATACAAGATCCTTTGTTGATTAGATTTTCTTCACAAGAAAATCCTATAGATTTTTTTCCTACTACAACTAATACAGCAGGAGATTTAAGGCTTGGCGGTGGGTCAGAGTTTGTGCAAGCCGTAGAAACTAAAGAGCAAATATTAGTTTATACAAATAAAACTCTACATTCTATGAGATTTATCGGGCCGCCATTTACTTTTGGTATCAAAGAGTTATCAAAAAATATAACAATAATGAGTCCTAGTTCAGCAATAGCCATAGACGATAGTGTTTACTGGATGGGAGTTGATACTTTTTATGTTTATAATGGCGCAACACAGCAACTACCTTGTAGTGTAAAAGATAAAGTCTTTTTAGATTTAAACATAGAAGAACGAGATAAAGTTCATGTAGGCGCTAATACAGAGTTTGGAGAAGTTATCTGGTTTTATCCAAGTGCAAACAGTACAGAAATAGATAAATATATAATATATAATTATATAGAAAATGTGTGGTACTTTGGAACACTAGCTAGACAGGCTTGGTTAGACAGAGGTATTCGGGCCTTACCATTAGCGACAGGTGGTCAAAATTTATTTAATCACGAAACAGGTTTTGATGATGATGGCTCGGCTATGACGGCTTTTGTAGAGTCTGCGCCTCTTTCTTTAAGTGGTGTAGATAGATTTAGCTCTGTAAGTTCTATAATACCAGATGTAAATTTTGCTGGTTCTACAGCAGTGAATCCTTCTGTTGACTTTACAATTAAAGCTAGAACGCATAGTGGATCAGGATTTACACAAACAGACGATAGCAATACCGCACAGAGATCCGCAACTACACCAGTTGAGGCTTATACGAATAAATTAGATGTTAGAGTTAGAGGCAGAACATTTGCATTGCGTGTAGAATCCACAACTGTAGGCACAAAGTTTAAGTTAGGCTCACCTCAAGTAAATGTTGTACAAGATGGAAGAAGATAATGTTAGTTACAAGTATACCGCAATATGTGCAGGGTTTAACAAACGCTAAATTAGATTTAACATCTACTGCGGCAACTGTGTTGTATACAGCGCCATCATCAGCAGATTTTAATGCTTCTGTAGTTAATAGTATAATAGTGTCTAATTACTCTGGTAGCTCAGATACAATAACATTAACAGTCACTAATGGCAGTGATGCGTTTAGTCTTTTTAACGTAAAGGCAGTTGCGGCAAATACATCTATAGAACTATTAACAAGAGATTTAATATTGCAAGAGGGCGAGATATTAAAGGCTACAGCAGCAACGGCAGATAGATTACATATAGTTGCAAGCATACAAGAGTTTGCAATACACAGAACACCACAGGTAGATTTGTAATGACAGCATTTATGTTGGCATGTTATCTTAATGGAGCTGCGCAGGGAGGTATATATTTTAGATCAGTTAGTGATTGTACATATTATACTAAGTTTTTAAGTGCACAAGAGTATGATGATGAAATGGGGCAGAAAGTTATATATGATTGTATATGCAAACTTGTACCACAAGTAGATAATAAGAAAGTGAGGGTATATTAATGTTACAAGCTCTTATAGGACCAGTTACAGGATTATTGGATAAATTTATACCTGACGCAGATCAAAAAGCTAAGTTAGCACACGATATAGCCACCATGTCTGAAAAACATGCGCAAGAGGCTTTGCTTGCTCAGTTAGAGATAAATAAAGCAGAGGCTGCAAGTGGCTCTATATTTAAGGGCGGCTGGCGCCCAGCAGTTGGGTGGGTTTGCGCGATTGCTTTTGCCTATCACTTTATCGTAAAAGATTTAATTATATTCGGTGCAAGTTTTGCTGGTGCAGAACTGCCTGAGCTGCCGGATTTTGATATGGGTACACTTTTAACTGTTCTCGGCGGCATGCTAGGAATTGGAGGACTCAGAACTTATGAAAAGCAGAAAGGGCTAACTAAATGAGTTTATATAGAAATATACAAGCTAAGAGAAGAAGAATAAAAGCTGGTAGTAGCGAGAAGATGCGCAAAGCAGGCTCTAAAGGAGCGCCTACTAAGAAAAACTTTGCAAGAGCAAAGCAGACTGTTAAGAAAAAATAATGTCAGATAGGCTTTTTAGGATAAGAAGAAAGATGGCTAAAAAAAGAGACCCTAAAGTTGGAACAGGAAAAAAACCAAAAGGTTCTGGTAGACGTTTGTACACTGACGAGAACCCTAAAGACACAGTTGGAATTAAATTTGCCACTCCAGCAGATGCTAGAGCGACAGTCGCAAAGGTTAAAAAAGTTAGTAAGCCTTATGCAAGAAAGATCCAAATATTAACTGTAGGAGAGCAAAGAGCAAAGGTTATGGGAAAAGCGCAAGTTGCTAGTATATTTAAAAAAGGCAAAGAGAGCATAAGAAAGGCTCAAAAGAAATGACATGGACTTATTTAAAAATATCTATTTTTTTCAATAAGATAGGTAATTATTTTTATCACAAACATGTACAATGCGTCAAAAGGGATCAAAGGAGATAATTGTGGATATTAATAAGTTAAGAGAAGAATTAGAAGCAGATGAGGGGAAAGTACATGCAATTTACTTGGATCACCTTAACTTGCCTACTTTTGGGATTGGCCATTTGGTGCTTGATTCTGATCCAGAGCATGGGCAACCTGTAGGAACACCTGTTAGCGAAGAGCGTGTAAATAGTTGTTTTGATAATGATATACAAGGAACTATAACAGATTGTAAAAATTTATTTGGTAATTTTGATGACTTGCCAGAAGAGGCACAATTAATTTTATGCAACATGATGTACAATTTGGGGTACACAAGGCTGAGTAAATTTAGTAAACTTAGAGGAAGTATATCAATTATGGATTTTACTGAGAGCGCAAACCAGATGTATGACTCAAAATGGAGAACACAAGTACCCAACAGAGCAGAGCGTTTAATTAACAGAATGAAAGCACTAGGAGCGTAATATGTTATCAGCAATACTTAGTTTAGCAGGACCAGCAATATTGGGGCCTGCAGGAATGAATTTAGTTGCAAGTCCAATGATAGCTAGTGCTATAGGAGGTGGCTTAGGTTCTTTATTGCAAGGTGGTGAAACAGAAGATGTGCTTAGAGGTGCTGCATTAGGAGGATTAGGTGGTTATTTAGGTGGCAAAATGGGCGGCTCTGCTGCTTTTGGTGCAGATCCTACTCTTGGAGCTTCAGAGCTTGCCGGTGGTGCAACTAATTTAATACCAAAAGATGTTGGAAGTTATGCAGATTTAGTAGCTCAAACTGGCGGCCCTGCTACAGCAGGCGCTGGTGCTGGTTTTGGGGCGGCATTGACAAGGCCAGAAGCTATAGGCGCTGGTTTAGGTGGTTTAGCTGCAGATTCTATGATGATGCCAAAATATAGAGAAGAAGAAGAAAAAGAATATCCAAGAGGTATGCCTATTAAAAACACATCTATATTTCCAGAGTTTGGATATGACGCAGCTAGAGAAGGTGAGTTTAACTATAGAATACCTAAAAACTACGCAGAAGGTGGTGAGGTTGATGCTATGGATATGGCTATGGATGCAGGTATCGGTGGCATGAAAGAAGGCGAGATGAACGATAAAGAATTAATTAGTAGTGCTATTGATGTGATACAAGGTGAGATTGATGATCCAGATAAACAACAAGTTATATTAGGTCAGTTTGTAGCTCAGTTTGGTCAAGATGCATTACAAGATTTGATAACCAGAGTACAATCAGGAGATATACCAGCTCAATCACAAGAAGGAGACGGCATGGTAAAAGGTGCTGGTGATGGTATGGCTGATATGATTCCTGCTTCAATGGAAGGAGATCAAGATGTATTACTTTCTGATGGTGAGTTTGTTGTGCCTGCTGACGTTGTTAGTGGCCTCGGAAACGGCTCCTCAGATGCAGGTGCTAATAAATTAGAAGACATGATGGATAGAGTTAGAGAATTAAGAACTGGTGGTAAAACTCAGCCACCTGCTATACCTGATGAGATGATGTTGCCTGCATGATTTGCACAGCAGTGCCTCGTGAGGCAATAGATATAGTTTGGGGTGATGTAAGCGGAATGCTTAACAAAGCCATAGATACAAGCGGTGGTAAGTATCATATAGATGATATTTATCATGAGTTAACAAAAGGTTATTATAATCTTTGGTTAATAGTTGACAATAAAGATGGAGAGAAAGTTATAGCTGCAATTACTACTAGAATAATTTGGTACCCAAACAGGAAAGCAATGGCTATGGATTGGATAGGTGGCAGAAGAATGATGGAGTGGTTGCCAATAGCTATGGATAAATTAACAGAATTTGCAAAAGATTGTGGCTGTAGTCATTTAGAGGGCTATGGAAGAAAAGCATGGTCTAAAGTTTTAAAAAAATATAATTGGAATCCTGAATATATAGCATACAGAATGGAGATAAAAAATGGGTAAAGGTGGTGGATCAAGGTCTCAACAACCTACAGAACAAAATATAGTACAAAGCTCATTACCTAAGTATTTTGAGCCATATGCTATAGATATGATTAAAAGAGCTGAAGCTGAATCTAAAAGAGAGTACACACCATATGAAGGTAAAAGACTTGCAGATGAAAACGAAGATACGGCTAGGTCAAGAGAAATTGCCAGAGCTGCAGCAGAGGGAGGTATTCCCGGCTTAGGACAAGCCACATCTGGAACAATGGCAGGTATGGGAAGAGCAATAGAGGGTATGGGCTATGAATCACAAGATTTTGATTCTTCTCAAGCGCAAAAATATATGTCACCATATATACAAAATGTTTTAGATGTACAAAAACAACAAGCTATATTAGATTTTAATAGACAGCAAGCAGGCAGAGATGCTGATGCCGTACAAGCAGGTGCTTTTGGTGGGTCTAGGCAAGCCGTTGCCCAAGCACTTGCTGGAGAAGGCCTGCAAAGACAACTTGGCGACATACAGGCTGTAGGTCAGCAGAAGGCTTTTGAACAGGCTCAACAACAATTTGGCGCAGACAGAGATGCTAGGTTAGCAGCAGAAAGACAAGGACTATCAGCAGCAGAGAGTTTATCAGGTCAGTCTGCGCAACTTCTTGCTTTAGGTGAGAAAGCAAGAGCAGGAGATATAGAGTCTGCACAATTATTAGAAAAGATAGCTAAAGACAGACAGGCAAGAGAACAGATTGGATTAGATACATCTTATGAGGATTTTGTTAGACAAAGAGATATGCCAAGAGAAGATTTGACATTCTTGTCATCTATTTTGCGTGGAGTGCCTGTCACGCCATCAACAGAATCAACAAAGTTTACACAATACAATCCTGTACAGGACTTATTAGGCACAGGTATAGCTGGTCTAGGATTATATAAAGGAATAACTGGATTATGATGAATGTTTTAGAAATACAAAATGATTTAAAAAATTTTTCTGAAGAGCAGTTAATAAAGGAGATGCAACAGCCTAGCGGCTCTGCTCCTCAGTTTCTTGTGCTATCCGAGCTAAATAGACGCAAAAGAGTTAAAGGCGAGTTTGAAGCAAGACAAGCTAAAAATATGCCTACAGTAGCAGAAGAGGCTGTAGCTGCTGCAGGTGTTCCTCAAGCGGGCATGATGGGTATGTCAGAAGCCATGGCTCCTGCAAGTGTTGAATCAGGTGGCATAGGATCTATGATGCCTAAAACCATGAAGATGGGTGGTGAAGTTGATACTTATGCAGAGGGTGGCCTTATAGAAGGTATAGCTGATAGTGTAAGCCAAAATGCTGAGGCTTTACAAAATATACAAGCGGCCACACTAGAAAATGCAAAGATGTTACAAGATCGACAAAATACATCTGTGGCTCAAACACCATCAACTTCTCCTTTGCCATCAGCAGTTACCACAATGCCTACAAGACCCTTTCCTATGCCTAGACCACCTTTTGGTGGCGGTATAGGTGGTATTGGTGGTAAAGGTGGGCCAAGAATGCCGCAAAGACCTTTTAATAGAATGCCTATGAATAGATTTGGAGTGCCTCCACAGCAAAGATTAGGAACAATGACAGCAGGAATAGGAACTGGAGGCTTAGGGTTTGGTGAATATGCACGAAGAGCTTTTGGTATGCCAGAGCCACAATCAATGGCAGAAGGTGGTGTTGTAAGGGCGCAATCTGGTAAATTTTTTGACGCTATGGGCAGACCTACACAAGAACTTATAAATGCTATGATAGCACAAGAAAGTGGTGGAGACACAAAAGCCAGAGGTAGTTTAGATGAGGTTGGTTTGTCACAAATTAGACCATCTACAGCTATTATGCCGGGATATGGTGTTAAGTCTATGTTTCCAGAGCTTGAAAGCCAAATAGGCGAAGGTAAAAAGTATGCAACAGCTAATGAGGCATATGCAGATAATAAAGAGATGGTTGAT